ATTCAGTTTCTTCTGACATTCCGCCTGAGACTTGCTGTAGACGCTGCCATTCTTCCGGACGCCAAATTCGTCTGTGTAGGTGTATCGGCCTTCCCAAACGCCGTTGGACCGCTTGCGGATACTTCCGCCGCCTTTGGCACCTCGCGTACTTTTTCGTGGCATAGTAAAATCTCCTTCCATTTCGTCCGAAAGGACGCTATAATAGAAGGGTAGTAGGCCATCCAAACTTACTACCCCTTGAACCGTCCTGGTGTTGGAAGCGCCAGGGCGGTTTTTTATTTACTTTGCGTCAGAGTTCATCAATCTGGAAAGCAGCTCAACCAATCGGTTGGCCATTTCGCCCGACATTACCAGATTTGCGACAGGTTCGCGCTGACGGTTATTGTCTGCATCAACCTGCTCTAACATGAAGTTAAGCACAACTTCCGTCTTTGTGTCATTCATGGTGATATGAACGCCATTAGTATACTGCAACATAATCTTACATCAACCTTCCATTAAACAAATATTAGGGGTGTCAGAATCGCTCTGAAATACGGAATCAGAAGCATATACGCTGTTATTTTCGGGAGGACGCCATTTAGGGAAATAGCTGATTTTGCTCACTTTGTCATCCGAAGAAGTGCTGATTTCGTTCTGTGCCTCCGTTGAGTCGAAAGACACCTTGAGTGTCATATCAAGCGTGCACGCAATTTCAGCAAGTTTTTCAATCGTGAAATTAAAATCGCCATTTTCCCATTTAGAAATAGTGCTCTGGTTAACCTCGCAAAGGTCCGCTAAATCTTGCTGGGTCATTTTGTGTGAAATGCGCCATTCGGCAATTTGGTTTGCAATATGCGCTTTGGTTGCTGAAGCGATAATTTCGGCAGGTGAAAAAAGGTCCGCCAGGGCTTCGAGCAACTCTGAAATAGGTGCTCCTTTTGTCATTGTGGTCCCTCCTGGTGTGGATGTTGCAAAAGTTTGGTTCAAAATTCTCTTAGGCGCCTTTTTGCCTCGGGGATTTTCGGCGTGTAGTCAGTGTGGTTTTTGCCTCCTCGTTCAAAAAAAGCGAGTAATAGGACGGTATCTGGATCTTTAAAACTATAAAGAATCCGAATGTTGAGCTGATTTACGTCGATATGCATGCTGTAAATCCCGTCGCCAATGTGCTCAAACTCTTTATAATGCAACTGTGCCTGTTGCTTGTGATTTGAAAGGAACTCAAGACGAGAAATGAGCGTTGTGAAGACTTTCTTCTCGACGCCGCTTTTCGCTATGATTGCCAAAAGCTCTTCTTTCATTTTGGGGTAAACAACAAAGTTGCTTCGAGATAATAGCTGTTCGAGAAGGCGTAGTGCTTTTTCTTTATTCATATTCTTCCTTTACACCTACATTATATTCTTTATAAGGAATGAGAACAACAGGGAAAGTGACGAAATTTACTGAAAATTTTCGACAAATCTCCATTAAGTGGAATTTTGCGGACTGGAACTTAAGAAAATTATGTCGTTACAACATAGTTTTATTCATTTTCCGGTATTTCAATCCACTTCTCTAGCCGTTTTTATGCTTTCTGATACTTCCGCTGAATCGCCGTAAAGTATTCCGACAATGTCAGGGAGCCTTCCAAAATCTGCTTCACGATGGACAGGTCTTGAGCGGAAAGGGGCGTGCCTTCCATGGCGGAGGATGCGGCGGCACTTGCGAGTGCCTGGTTTAATTGGTTGCTCATGGTATCACATCAGCTGTTGTTATTTTACCCACGCACCCGTGCAGACGGTTCACTCCTTATAGAGAATCGTTTCCCCCGGCGGCTTACACTGGATCACCATCTTCAGCGCCAAAGCGCCCTTCGTCTGGCCCAGGTGGATAAAGTATCCCACATGGTCGCGCCAAAAAATCAGGCGTGCTTTCCCAATCAGGCCGTTCTGTAAGTAGTAGACTTCACCGAACGATTCATCGGGGACGTTGGGCGCGGTCGAGAGAGGCTCTTCCTTCAGCTTCCCGTGCTGTGCCTCCCACTCCTCTGTAGTGCCGCCAGCAGCGAGAAAATCCAACCAGGCTTCGTACTCAGCATCATCGTCGTCGGCAGAACGCTCCGGGACAGCGGATTGATAGTGCAGCACGAGGGGATATTTCGCTGTTTTCCCCGATGGTGTGTACGGAGTCCAGCTGTAGTGGGTGCCGGTGCGCAAGGTGCTGAAGACAAAATCGGACAGCTCCAAAGAAAGCGGCTGCGGGATATGCGCCAGCTCGCAGACGCTGTGGAGGACATCGTTGAGATATTCCATCTCTGAGTGGAGCAGGTTGATGTCGCTGGCCGGGATCGCTTCCAGTTGGTTTTCGGTGCGCTCTGGGATGGTGCGGGATGTCTGCTCTTGCTGGGGGAGGGGGTTGGGTGAAGATTCGCTTTGTGGCGCCTTCGGTTTCTTTAGTAGTCGTTTTAAGAAATTCATATCACATCACTGTACTTTCAGGGGTTCACGATTTAGTAGCATCTCTTACAAGCGGTAAACCCGCGGCTTTGCGCCTGAGAGATAGTCACTTCCTGCGGATTCTTCATCTTGCTGCAGCTCGGATTGGAGTGATATTTGCTCCCGCCGTTTGTCGGGATCCACACACGTTCCTCGGTGTCCTGGGCCTCTTGCGGTGTTTCTGTCGCCGTTTGCTCCGGCTGCTCGGTCTCAGCAGGTGCAGGGTCTTCCTTTGTCAGAGAGCCGTCGGTTTCAACCGTAATTTGCTTTTCTGCGTTTTCTACACGCCCGTCCTGATTAAGTTTCCCCTCTAGGGCGTCATATCTTGAACAGCCCGGGAAATAGATGCCGGTTCCATCTTCAAAATCAATTGTGAAGTGGGTCGCATCGGCTTCTGAGATGCGGGTTTCATAAAATGCTACAATCTCGTCATCTGAAAGGGTGTTCCATTTGTCGTGAGGGATTTTTACATATGCACGCTTCAAGGTAACGCCGGAATCCGGGTCTTTATAATCGGCTTTTTCTACTTTTAAGTTCAACAAAGGATTGCTCGATTCAGGCGCTTCCTCACTGACAGAGCTAACAGAAGATTGTACTTTTGCTGCAGTGATAGCGGAACTGTTGTCAGAACTTTTGCTGTTTCCGTCGCACATGCTGGAGCAGCTCGCAAACAAAAGGATAATAAGCAGTAAAGAACCTATCCCACTGCCAGTTTGCTTGGCTGACCGCTTTCTCTTTTTCGCCATTTAGAAATTCTCCTCTCCGTTACCAGGCAGTCAGTTAGAATCATCTAGCGCCTGCAGTTTACCTTCCTCTACGGAGACATAGCTGGTTGCGTTGGAAGAGTCGCCTACGGAGTAGTCGCCATTTTCGTCTACGTCAAACTGCACGTCTTTCTGGACCATCCCAGGGATAGAGTAGCAACCGGAAGTATCCGTCTTGTCAGAGTAAAGGATCATGCAGAAATTGAAGTTATTCTTCTTGACATAGTTGAAGTACCAGTCTGCGAGCACTTCAACGGTGCAGTCTTTGGAATCGGCATTGATGATAGAATATTCTCCGATCTTTTCCGTCCGAGTGCCGTTCATAACCGCTTTGACAGCGGCATTGTCATACAGATGAGTCCCTTCAGACTGGACGTCTTTTGCAGGCTCCTGAGTAGATTCGGCGGGAGCGCTTTCGCTGGCTGCTGCGGGAGTAGTTTCGCTTGTGACGGAAACTACACTATCAGTGCCGTCTTTGTCCGTGCTGTTGCCGCCGCAAGCGACTAGAGCCAGCGCCATGATGGATGCCATCACCAAGCAGATTGTCTTTTTCATGTGTGTTTCTCCTTCTTTCATGTTCTTTTCTAAATACTGTGCTACAGATCTCGGCACAGGCCAACGGCCTTCCCCTCGATCGCAACACGGTTGATTTCCTCGCCGACCAGGACAATAGGTTCATAGTCCGGGTTAATCGGCTGCAAAATAAGCCGATTCCGGAATTGATAAACGCATTTTAAGGTCGCCTCTGCGTCGATGCGAACTGCGGCAATCTGCCCGTTCTCAACAGTCGGCTGCTTCCGAATGGCAACGATGTCGCCGTCTTTGATTTTTGGTTCCATGCTGTCTCCAATGCATTTCAGCGCGAAATCTGCGTGCCAAGCGTGGAGACTCGTCACATAGTCCTCAATGTTCTCTTCCGCTGTGATCGGTTCGCCGCAAGCAATTTGCCCTACAAGAGGGATTGCTTTCATAGGCGGGACGGGCTGGAAACCGAGTGGGATATTGCTCTCAGGATTTTCCCACCCCATCAAACTGGCTGGAGTCACGTGGAGAACCTCGGCCAATTTTGAGATACGTTCTCGGCGAATGTTTTTGATGTTGCCACTTTCCCAGCGTTGCACAGTGGCTTCGGAGACACCCATAATATCTGCGATTTCAGCCAAAGTAAGCCCCAGTTTCTTCCGTTGTTCTTTCAAAATGGTAGATAAATTCGTTGTTCTCGCCTCGCTTCTAAGCGTATGTTAACACATGGCGGAGCAAGACGCAAGAAAAAACTTGCATTCTGTGAAAGAAAAAGTGCAAAATGCGTTGACTTGTGCGCAAGTGAGTGCTATACTGAACTTACATGATACGAAAGGAGGCGAGTATATGTACCGAGTAAATGCACCGAAGATTAGAGGGAAAATGAGCGAAAAAGGGTATACAATTGCATCTCTAGCTCAAGGAATCGGGGTAAATCGCAATACTTTAGCGACATATCTTGAACATCCGGAGAAGATTCCGTTCGGAAAGCTGTTGATGATGGCTGATTTGCTGTGTGATACCCCTTGCGAGGCTGCGCTTATTTTTTTTAATCAGGACTTACGCACAACAAAAGTTGCGGAAAGCTGAAGAAGCCAGCTGAACGCGGGATGGATAGGAGGTGAGAAGCATGAAAGTAGATTGCGGAGCCTATATCCGCTCCCGGGCGATAGAAAATCTGCTGCGCGCTCAGAAGCGGGCAGCAGATGAAGGAAAAGCAGGTGATGTGGTAGTGCTGACGAAGCTGCTATTAAAGGTTTCCGAGCGCTTCGATAAGAAACTGCTTGAGCTGAACAACGCGGGAGAAAATGCGTTTATGTAGGAGGTGAGAAGATGCGCAAAGCAGGAAAGTATGTGCTGGGGGCTAGCCTGGGAGTAATCCTTGCAAAAATCGTATCAGCGCTGATCCGTGCTCTACTAGCATAGAGATCACAAAGCTGGTCAGGATGCCAAGCCAGAAGTATTTTCTGTCGTCCTTTGAACGGGTGACTGCTTCTTCTTTGAGATGAGTCTCAATGCCAGCCTGTACATCTGCCTGGCGCTTGAGTCCTTCAATCTGACGGTTCAGGGAGTCTGTCTGCTCTTTCAAGGCGGAGACGATGTCTAAGAGAGATTCATCCATGATTCCGCTTCCGTAAATGCAGTCCTCTGGAAGCTCATAGTCCTGGCCGGGCAATACCCTCATTTCATTATTGATGCGCTGGAGATTCTCGAGGGCGGTCATGCGAATGTGGGGTCTAGTAGATTCAAAATCCATATAAATTCCTCCTTTTATTGCATTTTACCATGCGAGATAAAGGACGGGCAACGCAAAAACGCACATCGCAAGGAGGTGACTTTATGCACGCAAAGGAAATCAAGGCAACGCCACCTGAAAAGATCATCCTCCAGGTGGAGCCCATCAGCGTGAGAATCGAGCAAGCGGCCGAGATGATGGGGACGAGCGAGGATACGCTCCGCAAGTGGATCAGGAAAGCGGGGTTTCCGTACATCCGCGTCGGACGGCGCATCATCGTGCCGGTGTCGCAAATGCGGCACTGGGCAGACGAGAACACCGGCAAAACGATTGAAGTTTAGGAGGAACCGGCATGAAAATCGAAGAAGCAATCCGCTATTTTGAGCGGGAACTTGCGAAAATTGAAGAGGCAGAAGCCACCGAGGCGGCTGCGGCTGAACCTGACGAAGACCTGCTGCACGCCTGGTGCTACGAGCGTGAGGTGACCGGTATGGCACTCAGGGCGTTGAGGACTTGCGCAGATTACCACAACACCGATGCCTAACTACCCCAGCACCTGCCCCAAATGCGCGAAATGCCGCCTATACCGCCAGCGCCGCTGCAAGGGTCTGCTGGACTACCAGCGGCGGTGGTGCCCGAAGTGGATCACATACGGGATGCTGGCGGACGCTTGGGGTCGGCGGGTGCAGACAAGACAACTGAGGAGGTATGACAAATGACGATCATCGATGACGCCCTGGCCGAGGCTGCGGAGCGTGCCAAGGAGCTTAATGCGAAACTCGAAGACTACCTTGCTGGGCACGCACCGGAGCCCAGTGCTGACGTGTCTCCTGCCCTGGCAGACGAGGCACAAGCAGAACGGATGTGGGACGACGACCGGCGGCTGTTTGTGCGCAACCTGGGGTGGCTGCTGAGCCAAACTCGGTGCGGTGTGGTGGCCTGTGAGCTGTACGGAGACCAGGATCGTGAGTATGTGATCGCACGGTATGACCACGGCGGCAAGCGGGAGATTGATGTCACTGCGGACAGCTATCTAGCAATCATCAGGGATGTAACCAAGCGAGTGTGAAAGGGGAATCAACATGACACAAAAGACAAAGTGCACCTGCCAGCTTATCGTTGGCATCACCGGCACCGTAATGGGCGTAGCGGCCTGGGCGACTGCCGGACACATGGTGCTGCTGGGCAACTGGCTGCCTGCCAGCATCACCATGTGCGCCGCTGCCTGGATGATGTCGGTGGCTGAGACGGCCTTTGACCGGATGCTGGCGCGGAGGCTCAAGCTGTGAGCCGCAGACCCTGCGCCCACTGCCAGCGACTGTGGAGCGCCCAGACCCTGGTGACAGTCGGCGCGGCGGAGCTGTGCCCGGTCTGCTATCGACTGGGACGGGCGACAATGCCGTGCTGGCGTTGTACGCCGGAGACCGGCAGGACGGCCACTTGCCGCGATAGTTGCCTACGTTATGCGGTGCACGCCAAACTCATTGCGGCGGCTAAACTCAGCGCGAGCGAGAAAGCGGCTGCAGATGTGACATTGGAGGGCAAATTGCGGAGCATTCGGCATCGCGGCGCCAGCAAAGTTGTCCAAAGATAAAAGCCGCCGCCGGAGGGGCAACTCCGACGACGGCAAAGGTAAAAACCATGAGACAAGTATATCCGAAAAGGAGGGTATATGCAAGATGTTTGTACCAGACAACCCCATCATCCGGGACGCTGAACAGAACGGGATGCCGGAATCCAGCGTCCCCATCTGCCCGGTCTGCGAGCAGGAATGCGAGGACATCTACCTGGACGCAGACGGCAACGTGACCGGATGTGACAACTGCGTCCGGATCAAGAGCGCCTGGGTGGTCCAGGAGTGTTTTGAGTGAAGGAGGACAGGAAGATGGAAGAAATGACGATCATCCCCGCGGAGGCGGAGAATGCGGAACTGATCTCGGTGGTGCAGCTGCCCATTATTCAGGAGCAGTTACATACCATCAAGGCGCAGATCGAGGCACGGGCGGCGGCAGCACTGGCAGCACCGTGTACAGAGGAGACAGTCAAGTCGGTCAAGGAGCTGCGGGCAGACCTGCGGCGGGACTTTGCCGAGCTGGAGAGACGCCGCAAGGCGGTGCAGGCGGCCGTACTGAAGCCCTATGACGAGTTCATGGCCGTTTATCGGGAGTGCGTGACAGATGTGTTCACCCCCTGCGACCAGGAGCTGAAGCGCAAGATCGACAGCGTGGAAGAGGAGCTGAAGGCCAGAAAGGCAGAGCGCGTAAAAGCCTATTTCCTGGAGTACTGCCAGAGCGTGGGCATCGACTTCCTCCGCTTCGAGGACGTTGGCCTGAACATCACCAAGACGGTCAGCGAAAAGCGACTGAAGGAGTCAGCGAAGGCATGCGTAGACGGGGTGGTGCAGGACTGCGCTGTGATCGGTCAGCAGGAGCACGCAGCGGAGATCATGGCCGAGTACCGCGTGAACGGCTTTGATTGCGTCGGAGCGATGAACACGGTGGCATCCCGCTTGCGGAGAGAACGCGAATGCAGGATGCGCCAGGAAGAGCAGGCCGAACAGGAACAACAGGAGCAGGAACGCCAGGCGGAAATGCTCCAGGAGGAGCCAGCGACTTTTGCGCCTCCCCAGATGTGTGAAACGCCCATCGACGAGGCGCAGGAAGCTGTCGAGAACGACCCGTATAAGACCCTGACCTTTACCGTACGGGGTCGGCTGTCTGACCTGCGCAAGCTGAAGCAGTTTTTGGTCAGCGGCCCCTATGAGATCGTCTAACAAGGAGGAAGAACCATGGCAAGAAATACCCCGATGGTGCAGCAGAAGAAGTTCAGCACCATGATCTCCACACCCAGCTATCAAGCGATGATCGCCAACACCCTGCGAGACCCCAACCGGCAGAGACGCTTTGTGGCGGCGATCCAATCGGCCGTGGCGGCCACGCCTGCGCTCCAGAGCTGCAATCCCAGCAGCATCCTGGCCGGGGCGCTGCTGGGGGAAGGGCTGAACCTCAGTCCGTCGCCTCAGCTGGGACAGTTCTACCTGGTGCCCTTCAAGTGCAAGGCCAAGGACGCCAGAGGGAACCAGCTCAAGGACCAGAACGGGGAAGACCTGTACGAGAACAAAGCTCAGTTCGTCCTCGGATACAAGGGCTATGTCCAGATGGCGTTGAAGAGCAAGCAGTATGTGGACATGGACGCAGTGGTCGTGAAGGAAGGGGAGTACCTGGGACGGGCCCCCAGTACCGGGAAGCCGATGTTCGCGTTCCTCTCGGATGACGAGGAGTGGCAGCAGCGCCCCACGGTCGGTTATATGGCCTATCTGGAGTATGACGGCGGCTTCCGCAAGACCATCTACTGGTCCAAGGAGAAGATGATGGCGCACGCCGACCGGTTCAGCCCGGCGTTCTCCGCCCAGGCGCTGAAGCGGCTGGAGGCTGGCGAGATCCCCGACCGGGACTTGTGGCGGTACTCTTCCTTCTGGTACAAGGACTTCGATGGGATGGCCTGCAAGACCATGCTGCGGCAGCTGATTTCCAAGTGGGGCATCCTCTCCACGGAGATGCAGGCTGCGATCGCCCAGGATGGACAGTTTGCCGACTGCGACTTGAAGAAACGGGACGTCGTAGTGCATGACGTGGACGTCGTGTCGGATGTGCCGGAGGAAGCAATGGACGAGCTGGATCCCGTCGCAGAGGACGGGGAGATCACCCTGGATGACCTGTAATGCAGTGTGAGATATTGGCCACTGGCTCCGCCGGGAACGCCGTGGTGCTGGGCGGGACGATCCTGATAGACTGCGGCGTTCCCTACAAACTGCTGGCGCCCTATGTCCCTGACCTGCAACTGGTGCTGCTGACCCACATCCACAGTGACCACTTCCGGCGACCTACCATCCGGCGCCTGGCCGCGGAGCGCCCCCGGTTACGCTGGGGGTGCGGGCCGTGGCTGGTGCAGCCCTTGGACAAGCTGGGCGTGTCGCGGCGGCAGATCGACGCGCTGAGGGACGGCCACACTTACCAATACGGCGGCAGGGTGGTGGTGTCACCGGTGCCGCTGGTGCACGATGTTCCCAATCAGGGGTACAAGCTGCGCATAGGCCGGGAGCGGTGCATCTACTGTACAGACACAGCCAACCTGCACGGGGTGTCTGCCCCCAATTATGACCTGTACCTGATCGAGGCGAACTATGACGAAGCGGAGATTGCCCAGAGGATCGCAGACCGCAAAGCGGCGGGAGAATACGCCTACGAACGCCGGGTGACACGAAGCCACCTGAGTGTCCAACAATGTGATGATTTTATCTATTCCAACATCGGTGCGCGTGGGCAGTACGTCTATATGCACCAGCATGAGGAGGAGGGAGAAAATGAACGTGAAATACATGAATGAACTCCCTGCGGACTTAAAGGAACGCAAGGAGACCAAGACCAGCAAGCTGCTGGCAGCGATGCAGGATTTTATGGCGAGGCCTGAGCCCATCATGGAGGTGGCCTGGAAGGAAGCCTACAGCAGCGTAACTTCTGCAGCAGCCTCCGCCCGCAGCGCGATCAGGTCGAATAAACTCGCGCTGCGCGTGACCCGCTGCCAGAACCGGCTGTTCATCCAGAAGGAGGCCGCCGATGCTGAATAAGGTATTCCTCCAGGGTCGCCTGGTAGCAGACCCAGAACTGCGCAAGACCCAGCAGGGGACGCCGGTGGCATCCTATCGCTTGGCTGTGGATCGGGGTTATAAGAGCAAAGACCCCAACGCCCAGAACGCGGATTTCATCAACGTCGTGTCCTGGCGCAACACAGCGGAGTTCGTCTCCCGCTACTTTACCAAAGGCCGTATGATGCTGGTGGAGGGCCGCCTGCAGATGCGGGACTACACGGACAAGGACGGCAACCGCCGGGTGGCGGCAGAGGTCGTGACGGATAACGTCTATTTCTGCGACTCACGGAAGGATGAGAGTGGGACGAGCCCCGGCGGCTACGGACCACCGCCCAGCGGCTCCGGGATGCCCGGTGACGGCGGCTTTGCGGAGCTGAGTGATAATGACGGCGAGCTGCCGTTTTGAGAGGAAAATAAAACATGGCGAGAAATTACGCTGCGCTGAAGCATGACTACCTGCTGGAGATGGAGGAGCTCACTGACGCTGAGTTTGGTAGGCTTTGCCGGGAGTTGCTGAGATACAGCATAGACGGCACGGAGAGCCAAATGAAGGGCAATGAGCGGTTTTTCTGGAACCGGGTGAAGATGCAGGAAAAGCGAGCCAAAGAGAGCTATGAAGAGCTCTGCCAGACACGCTCGGAATCCGGGAAAAAGGGTGGCCGTCCCAAAAAGCAGAAGGAAGCAAGCGAAAGCAAAGAAAAGCAAAAAAACCAAATGGTTTCTGAAAAAAGCAAAGGAAACCAAACCCAAGCAAACGAAAGCAAAAAAAGCCAATACGAAAACAAATACGAATACGAAAACAATAGTCTACCCCCTATCGGGGGAGGACTATACGCGCACGCGCGCGAAGGCACCCCCCGCCGGTCAGAAGCAGTGGCCTATTACTGCCAGCACATCAACCCCACACCGTCTGGGTACTCACTGCAGGCGCTGGAACGCTTTGAGGGCATCTTGGGGGCAGAGGTGACCATCCATGCCATCCAGATTGCTCAGGACGAGCGCAAGCAGAGCTGGAATTACATCAAGGCCATCCTGGAGCGCTATGAGCGTGAGGGCGTCCGGTCTCTGGCGGACATCCAGGCATCAGAGCAACAGCGCCAGGCGGCAAGACAGCAGCAGGGCTGGAAGAAGCCTGCAAAAGCACCTGTGCCGGAAGCGGACAGGCAGCCGGAAGATCAGGCGAAGTTTGCAGCTAGAATCGCGGAACAGGACGCCTGGATGCGAGACTTTTTGGAAAGCCAACGGGAGGAAGAAGGATGATGGCACGGCGAAAGAAAACGCTCCAGGAGCAGATTAGCGCAGAAGCAAACGAAATCAGGCGCGAAATCGCGCACTGGTGCTATATGCGGGAATACGGATGCAGCGACCCAGGTTGGCCGGATGGGGCCAACATGAACCTGACGCGGAACCATGTCATCTATGGCAAACGGCGGTTGGAAGAGCTTTGTGCCGAGGCAGGAGTTGACCTGCCGGAAGAGTATTACCTGCCCATTCCGCCGGAGGTGCCGAAGTGGTACATGGCGGATATAACCAGCGACAGAGCAAAGAAGCTGATGCGGCTGCATCCGCTTTTGACCGACCAAAAGCCGGAAAGCTATCCGGAACAGGGGGCGATGTTTTGAAACGCGTGACGAGCAAATACCGAAACCAGAAGGTCGTGACACCGCACGGGAGCTTCGACTCTCGGCGGGAGTATCGGCGTTATCAGGAGCTGATGATCTTGCAGCGGGCGGGGAAAATCAGCGAGCTGCGGCGGCAGGTCAAGTACGAGCTGCTGCCCAGCCAACGCATGGACGGGAAGTGTGTAGAACGGCCGCTGCATTACATCGCCGATTTTGTCTACACCCAGGACGGGGAGACCGTCGTGGAAGACGTGAAAGGCTACCGGGATCCCGCGTCCGCTGGCTATGCCAAGTACGTCATCAAGCGCAAGCTGATGCTGTACCGGTACGGGATCAGAGTGAGGGAGGTAGGATGAATGACCTATGCAGAACTGAAACGGCGCTGCGACATTTTGAAAGCGAATGTGAAGCATCTCGACCGAGAGAACGAAATACTAAAAGCAAACCTGGAAGCGACCAAAGACATCCTGCTGGAGACGGAGAGCGAATTGAATCTGGCGACCGGGAAGATCGAAGGCTATCGGGAATGCTTGCGGATACTGAGGGGGCATGACGATGGCGAAGCGTAACCTATGCGACACCTGCCTGCACCGGCCTGTGTGCAGGCACGGGATTGTCCAGCAGTGGGGGCGGATGGCGCACTGCGCCTACTACGAGCGTCTGATCTTGATGGGGCACACGCCTGGACTGCTGCCCTTGTGGGTCAGGACGGCGACACCGCCGGAGGAGGATGAGATATGACGGGAGCAGAGATTAGGGCGTTTCGGGAACGGGAACGGATATCACAGCGCCTGCTCGCTCGGATGCTTGGCGCGAGTCAGGACACTGTGAGCAAGTGGGAGAGCGGCCAAACCAAACCGTCAGACACGTACAAAACCAAGCTAGAGCAACTTATGCACGCTGCTCCGGAAGAGCTGGAGGCCCGACGGGACGAAGTCCGGCAAGAACAGGAGGAAGAGCGGCGCAAGAGGCGGTGTGCAAACCCTGTAAAGCCGAAGAAGCCGCCAAAGCCGCCGGAAAAAGAGCCCGCAGAACCAGCAAAGCCCGCAGCCACCAAAACCGCCAACCCATGCAAGGCCTGTCCCTACTGGCAGCACATGGACAGAGCGAAAAGCAAAACCATGTACTGCGCCTGCCTCCAGGAGACCGGCCACGTCCGTACCTGCGGCGTGGAGCGTACATACCAGCGACACAGAGCGCTGAGCCCGCTGTCGCTGGACGCCGCTAGGGCGGCGGAGTTGGGAGTGAGCTATGGGCAGTACAAGGCGAGAGGAATGAACTGAATGGCGAAAAAACAAAGGCTCCCATACGAAATCCGTCAAGAGTGCCTGTGGATTGTCCGCGGCTACGACCGGCGCAGGAAGGCGTATTTTGAAGCCCGGCGTCAGATTGTGGACGGGGTGCATGGCAGCGAAGATGGAATGCCGAAGGCACCTGGGTGCAGCAGGACAGTGGAAGGGAAAGCGGAGCGCCTTGCCGCCCTGGAAGCGTGGCCGGAAACACAGAAGATGCGGGCAGTGGAACAGGCGAAGCTTCATGTAGGGGCGGACATCCTGAACGAAGAGCTTCGGTGCCGTCTGGCGGATGCTATCATCCTGAACTGTGAGAACCGGCACGAATTTCCGTTTCGATACATGAACCTTCCTGGAATCAGCAAGTCGGACTTTTACAGAAGGAAGGATGCTTTCTTGGAAGAGATTGCGGAACAGCTCAAAATGATTTGAAGAGTTGGGTCTGCGCCGTTTTATTCTGTGTCAAAATGGTATCATCCCGAAGTGGCAAGCGGTGAACAGTGCCACCAAGGGGCACCTCCTGTGGTATACGGGGAGGCTGGCGGTTGTCGGCCTCCTCAGTGCCCAGGGCTCATTTTGAATCCCTCCCCATTGACGGCTGGAAAGACAGCCCCGGACCGGCGGGTCATCCGGCACCAATCAGGCCGTCTGCACCTCTCCTCGATGTGTCCTAAGGCGGCCATAAAAGCGGCGATCCCCCGCCGTCAAACGGGGAACGAAAAAAGGCCAGCCCCCGGATTACTCCGAGGGCTGGTTGGCAGTATCGTTTAATTTCTTGACAGCGAGCTTGATCATTTCAGTCATGGAAAGACCAAGTTTTTGGGCGCATGACTCAAAAATCTGTAGATCTGATTCCGATAGCCTAAAATGGATCTGCTTCGTTTTCGGGTCGCTGGTTGGGCGGCCTAGTTTTGGCTGTTTCATTTCTATCACCTGACCATTGCAAAAAGTATTGTGGCGTGCTAAAATGATGGTGTCAGAGGGGAAGCGGCGGTCAGTACCGCTTCCCGTGACTTGGATTTTTAGGGAGCTTGCTTAGTTTTTAAGTAAGCTCTCTACTTTTTCAATCGCTTCGTCCAGATTGTTGCTGGATTTCAGGATTGCGAGAATCTTTCTGGTCTGATTCTCTTCGGCGGTTGCCTTCAATAGTTCGGCGAGGCTCATTTCTTCGTCCATTGTTTCTCCTTTCTGACACTGCCATCGAACTCGGTCGGGTTATCCCTAACCTGTGATTATATTATACATTATGTGTACACAAAAGTCAAGAGAAATATCAAAAAAGTTTGCGTAAATTCTGATTTTTCAGGTTTGCGCTTTTTTTATGCCCGGAAAGGTGGTGGCCTGAGTGACAGCGAAAGAAAAACGGTTCGGCGATGAATTCTTGCTGGACATGAATTATACGCAGGCTGCCATTCGAGCCGGATATTCAGAGAGCACGGCAAAAAACGCCTGCTACTGGGTCAATCAGGAGGCAGACGCAAAGCAGGTAAAAGCAGGTAGGAAATCGCAGTACAAGCCGGAGCTTGCCGCTTACATCAACGAACAGCTGGAGCAGATGCACAGCAAATTGACTGCCGACGCCCAAGAGGTCATGGAATACCTGACAAGCGTCCTCCGCGGTGAATCAAAGTCCAGCGTCCTCGCCCGTGACGAGATCGGTGCCGAGCGCGTGATTGAAAAGCCGCCGGATGAGAAAGAGCGGCTAAAGGCCGCCGAGCTCCTGGGCAAGCGTTATGGATTGTACACCGAAAAGGTCGACCTGGACGCGGACGCAGCGCTGCATATCAGCATTGATTACGGGGATGGTTCCGGATGAAGAAAGGTGGTGTTGCCATATGAACATTTCAGTCCAGATGAATCCTTGCTTCAAAGAAGTTGACCGGAGCAAGAAGAGATACATCGTGATGAAAGGTTCTGCTTAGCCGGCTCTGGCAAGAGCGTGGATACTGCCCAGCATTATATCCTGCGGCTGATGCAGGACCCGGGCCGGAACCTGGTGTGCATCCGCAAGTCGGACATCACCAACCGTGACAGCACCTATGCGGAGCTGACCGGCGCGATCTACCGGATGTTCGGCGACCGTTACGGGCGTTACTGGAAGATCAACGCCTCGCCGCTGTCCCTGGAATGCCTGGTCAACGGGAATCAGATCATCTTCCGGGGCGTCAACGATGAGCGCCAGCGGGAGAAGTTGAAGTCCATCACATTCAAACGGGGCAAGCTCACTGACGTTTGGATCGAAGAAGCCACGGAGATCACCCAACAGGATTTTGAGATCATCGATGACCGCCTTCGTGGTGCGCTGCCGGAGGGGCAGTTCTACCAGATCAGATGCACCTTCAACCCGGTCAGCTCGCAGCACTGGATCAAGCGGGTGTTCTTCGATATCCAGGACCCCAACGTTCTGACCCATCACAGCACCTACCTGCACAACCGCTTCATTGACGACGCCTATCGGCAGCGCATGGAGCGGCGCAAGCTGGTGGATCCAGACGGCTACCGCATCTACGGCCTAGGCGAGTGGGGCGAGGTGGGCGGCCTGATCCTGACCAACTACATCATCGAGGACTTTGACCGGTCACCGGAGCGGTTTGATTACATGGTCAATAGCCAGGACTTCGGCTACAATCATGCCGATTGCATCGGCGAGGTGGGGTTCAAAGATGGCGAGCTTTACCTGTGCCAGGAGCTATACGTATTCGGCAAGGACACGGATGAGATCATCCAGCTGGCGGAGGGACGGTTCCAGAAGCGCCTGACAATGTACTGCGACAGCGCCGAGCCGGACCGCATTCGGATGTGGCGCAAGGCCGGATACCGGGCGGTGCCGGTCAAGAAGGAGCCGGGTAGCGTTCACGCCCAGATCGACCACCTGAAGCAGCACAAGATCCACATCCACCCCAGCTGCGTGAACACCATCAAGGAAATTCAGCAGTGGAAGTGGCGCAGGGATGAGAAGAGCGGCCAGTACCTGGACGAGCCGGTGAACTTCTTTGACGACGCCATGGCCATGCTGCGGTACTCCATCGAGCAGGAGCGCCGGGCAAAGCCGAAACTCAACAGAAATATCAAGGGGGGCTTATAGTTGTTCCGCATTCCAAAAGAGACCGAACTGACGCTTGTGCTGCTGCAGGAATTCCTGGATAAGCACCGGCGGGAGGTCAATGACAGATACCAACGATTGCAGGATGCCTACACCAGCAACCATGAGATTTTGCGTCAGCGGGCAAAGCCAGAATACAAGCCGGACAACCGGATCGTTGTGAATTTTCCCAAATACATCGTGGACACCATGAATGGGTTCTTTTTGGGCAATCCCATCAAGGTGATCTCAGATGACGACAACGTGTCAGAATTCGTGGAGTACCTGGACCAGTACAACGACCAGGACGACAACAACGCGGAGCTGTCCAAGCTGTGCAGCATCTTCGGGCACGGCTTCGAGATGTACTACACAGACGAGAACGCTGAGCTGTGCATCACCTATCTGTCTCCGATGGAGGCGTTCATGATCTATGACGAGTCCATCATCGAAAGGCCGCTGTTCTTCGTGCGGCGGTATACCGACCGTCAGAATATCGAATACGGCAGCGTTTCCGACGGCTGCGGGGTGCGGAACTTCCGGGTGACCGGCGGCCTGCAGTGGCTAGATGACGATTGGATCCCGCACCACTTTGAGGGTGTGCCGGCGGTAGAGTACATCGAGAACGCAGAGCGGCAGGGGATTTTCGAGCCGGTGCTGTCTATGGTCAACGCCTATAACAAAGCTGTTTCCGAGAAAGCCAACGACGTGGATTATTTTGCGGACGCATATCTGAAGATCCTCGGCGCCCGACTGGAGGAAGAGGATATTGCGTGCATCCGTGACACAAGGGTCATCAATCTTCCGGGGGAAGATTCCGAGAAGATCATCGTCGAGTTCATGGACAAGCCATCTAACGATGCGACGCAGGAGAACCTGTTGACGCGGCTGGAAAAACTCATCTTCCACATCTCCATGGTGGCCAATATCTCGGATGAGAATTTCGGCGCGTCCTCTGGCATTGCCCTGAAGTACAAGCTGCAGGCCATGTCCAACCTGGAAAAGACGAAGGAGCGCAAATTCACCAGCGGCATGAACCGCCGGTATAAGTTGCTGTTCTCCCATCCGGCGTCTAAAGTGAGCAAGGATGCTTGGATAAACCTGCACTATCAGTTTTTCCCCAATTTCCCGGCGAACCTATTGGAAGAGGCGCAGATCGCGGCACAGATGGAAGGAGTCGTGTCCAAGGAGACCCAGTTGAAAGTGCTCTCTGTGGTCGATAACGTGAAGGACGAGATGGAAAAGCTCGACGAGGAAAACGCGCCCAGCGACCATCCCGTGACGGAACCGGTGTTCGGCGATGAGCAGTAAGACCTACTGGGAGAAGCGGGAGGCGGAAGCCTTGAAGCACTATCTCCAGGAGGAGCAGGAGTACCAGGCGCAGCTGCGGGCGATCTATCAGAATATGCTGGACGCCGCCCAGAAGGAGATTGACGCCTTCTATGGCCGCTACGCGGACAAGGAACAGATCACCCTGGCCGAGGCCAAGCGGCGGGTGTCCAAGCTGGACATTGCGGCCTACCAGCGCAAGGCCAAACGTTACGTGGCAGACAAGGATTTCTCCAAGCAAGCCAACGAGGAAATGCGGCTGTATAACCTGACCATGAAGGTCAACCGGCTGGAGATGTTAAAGGCCAACATCGGCCTGGAACTGGTCGCTGGCCACGACGAGCAGGAGAAGTTCATGGCCAAAATCCTGCGAGGGCGCACCGAAGCAGAACTGCAGCGGCAGGCAGGCATCCTGGGCAAGACCGTCCGGAACAACGCCAAGCTGGCGGAGACCATCCCCAATGCGTCCTTCCACAACGCCACCTTTTCCGAGCGCATCTGGGGCAACCAGACAGCGCTGAAGGCGGAGCTGTCCAAGCAACTGCAGGTGGGAATGATTCAGGGCAAAAACCCTCGTGTCCTGGCCAGGGAAATCCAAAAGACCTTCGGCGCCAGCGCGAGCAATGCCGAACGGCTCATGCGGACAGAGCTGGCCAGGGTGCAGACGGAGGCCCAGCGGCAGTCCTTCCTGGCCAACGGCTTCGAGGAATATACCTTCCACGTGAATCGTGGCTGTTGTTCCACCTGCGCCGACCTGGACGGCAAACATTTCAAGATCAAGGACATGATGCCGGGCAAGAACGCCCCGCCCATGCACCCGAATTGCCGGTGCTCCGTCAGCGCCTATGAGGATGACACAGAATACGAAGCCTGGCTGGACTTTTTGGACAAGGGCGGTACCACGGAGGAGTGGGAAGCGCTGCAAGCGTCTGCGATACCTCAAGACCGTGAGGGCAGTGCCGGAGGGCTCAACTTGTTCCGTGCGGTGTCAGGAGACTTGAAAGAAGCGACCGTTCAGTTAAACAGCCTGCTGAATGGATATTCGAAACGCAAAAGCAAATGGAGCGGAACGGTTGAGATTTTGCCAAAAGAAAAAATGTCAGGAGTGGTTGGCAGAAAGAATTGGGATTGCTCGATTTGTTTGCGTGAGGATGCTAGCATAAAAACCATTGTTCACGAACTTTTGCACGCTAGGTCTGCGAGCTACTACTCTAGCAAAACCTATATGGAATGCCAAAATATCGAAGAGGGCACTGTAGAATTGTATGCACAATGGATTTGTGAAAGGAACTCGGTTCAGTGGAACGGAAGCTACAAGCAGAATGTGGAGAAACTCAAAGCAATCAACAGAGCGCTTAAAATATGTGAGGACGAGTACGATTTTGTTCAGCAACTGTTTGACATAGAGATGCCGAGCAGATATAATTGGTTAGTAGAAAAATATCAAGAAAGACAAGAGAAACTTAGTCCGAAGCAGAGAAGAAACGTAGAAAAACTAATAGAATACTTTAGGAAATGAGTTTGTTATGAATCCTAAGCTGGAATATTTCGTAGATGTAATTGAAAAAAACAAGCCTAAGACAGCAGAGGCGTGGTTTCGCCTTGAAAGAGAGTTAAAAGAGTGCTTGAAAACTGTGTCAGATGAAGATGAATACGAATTTGCGATGAGCGGGTACGGCGAAGCAATTTTTATGGCTTGCGACGCACTTCGATTTAATGATTAAACCACCAAGCTGCGGCAAGGTGGTTTTTTCATACCCATTTTCAGGAGGAAGGCCATGATTCACATCGTCATTTGCCCAGATATTATCTGTATCACCGGCCACGCTGGCGCAGGACCGCCCGGCCATGACCTGGTCTGTGCGGCGGTATCCACGCTGGTGCAGACCTTTGTCCGGTCAGTGGAGGAGCTGACGGACGTACCATTACACAGCGACATTGCGCCCGGCGGGGCGTTTGTCAGATATGAGGGATCGCCGCAGGTGCAGCTGCTGGCCGATTCCTTTTTTGTTGGCGTGCAGGGGGTGGCGGAGGCTTATCCCCAGTGCGTACAAGTCTTAGATCGCCGGGAACGGCGCGCCGAAGCCCTGACGGCGGAAAAACAGGGGAGGCACTCGCCCAACGAATCATGGCGGAAAACTTTTTGAACGGAGGAATCACAATGAACGATCACGATATCTGGAAGTTCGACCTGCAGCTGTTCGCAGACGACCCCGCGCCTGACACGGGCAGCGATGAGGGCGCGGAAGCTCCGGAGGGCAAGCCACTGGAGGATAAGCCCGAAAAGCCGGAACAGGGGAAGAAGCGGTACACGGATGAAGATGTGGACGACATCATCAACCGGAAGTTCGCCGAATGGCAGAAGAAGCAGCAGAAGGCCGTCAACGAGGCCAAGAAGCTGGCGGAGATGAACGCCCAGCAGAAGGCGGAGTATGAGCGTGACCAGCTCCAGAAGGAACTGGACGACTACAAGCGCAAGGACTCGCTGGCCGAGATGACCAAGACAGCCCGGAAAATGCTGTCCGAGAGCGGCATCACCGCCTCCGACGACATCCTGTCCGTCCTGGTCACGACGGACGCCGAGCAGACCAAAGCGGCCATTGACAGCTTCTCCAAGGCGTTCCAGGCGGCGGTGGAAGCGGCGGTGAAGGAACGGCTGAGAGGGGAACCGCCTCGCAGAGGTTCGGGCGGCGGCGCCGCTCCCATGACCAAAGAGCAGATCATGAAGATTCGGGATCCAGAGCTCCGGCAGAAGAAGATGCTGGAGAACAAAGAACTTTTCAATTTTTAAGGAGGAAGTGTTATGAACAGATTTGACTTGCAGCTGTTTGCGGTCGATACCAAGACCGTAAAGTCTGCCGACCTGGCAAAGGTGCGTGATGTGGACTTTACCGAGCAGTTTGTTGCCGGTATCCAGACCCTGATGACCATGCTTGGCGTCACCCGCAAGCTGGAGAAGAAGGCGGGGGAGACCTTGAAGGCGTATAAGGTCACCGGCACGCTGGAGAGCGGCACGGTGGCAGAAGGTGAGGTCATTCCCCTCTCCAAGTACACCACCAGCTACACCCCCATCGGTGAAGCGACCCTGAAGAAGTGGCGCAAGGTGACCACCGCCGAGGCGATCTCTGAAAAGGGTTATGGCCAGGCGGTGAACGACACCAACGCCAAAATGCTCAAAGACATTCAGAAGGGTATCCGGGGCGACTTTGTCAAGTTCCTGGCCACCGGCACCGGCGCAGCCAACGGCGTGGGCCTCCAGGCCGCCATGGCGCAGGTCTGGGGTCAGATGCAGGTGCTCTTTGAGGACACCTCCATCGAGACGGTGTACTTTATGAATCCGCTGGATGTGGCCGATTATCTGGGCAGCGCGCAGATCAGCACCCAGACCGCCTTCGGCATGTCCTATATCCAGAACTTCCTGGGCATGGGCACGGCCATCCTGGCGTCTGATGTCCCCAAGGGTAAGATCTATGCGACTGCGGCGGAAAACATCGTGCTGTACTACATCCCGGTGACCGGCGCAGATATGGGCCAGGCGTTTGCGCTGACCGCCGACGCTACCGGCCTGATCGGCATTCACACTGGCCCGACCTACAACAACCTGTCCGCCGAAACGGTGGCTGCATCCGGCGTCGGCCTGTTTGCGGAAAAGCTGGACGGCATTGTGGTCGCCACCATCAACGGTGCGACCGACGACGGCCTGGACAACCTGATCGTCACCAGCGCCGCCAGCTCCACCACCTCCGGCAAGACCAAGCTCACCGTCTCCCCGGCGCTGACTTCCGGCAACAGCTACAAGTACAAGGTGGCGGACAACGCCGTCCTGCCTGCCGCCGGTCAGAGCGTCAAGAGCTGGACTGCCTGGAATGGCACCGATGAGATCACCGCCGCCACCGGCAAGGAGATCTGCGTGGTCGAGTGCGACAGCGCCTATCGTGCCCTCAAGGCTGGCGTGGCCACCGTGACCGCCAAGGCGTAAAGAGGAGCCGGACGATGCCGGAGAGCGCACTGACGACCTTGAAAACCCTCCTGGGCATCCCAGACGACAGCCGGGACGCGCTGCTGACCACCATCGTCAGCGCCGTCCAGGCGCGTCTGCTCCTGCTGCTGGGTGGCGCCAGCGAGGTGCCGGAGAGCCTGGCGTATATCGTGCCGGAGGTGGCGGTCATCCGCTATAACCGCATCGGCTCCGAGGGGATGAGCTCCCACTCCGTGGAGGGGGAGACCGTCGCTTATGCCGACAACGACTTTGCAGGGTATATGGGTGAGATTGAAGCCTACCTGGACGAGCAGCAGACCACAAAACGGGGGAGGGTGCGATTTATGTGAGGTACGATACGCCAATCTATTTTCAGAGGGTTACCGCTGGCACGTACAACCCGGAAACCGGTGACTATGGCAGCGACACCGTCACGGAGGCTGCCCGATACGCCGCCGTCATGGACACCCGCACGGAGACCATGCAGCTGGTGTACGGCGAGCTCAAGCAGGGCAGCCTGACCGTGCATATCCAGAACCACTATACAGACCCTTTTGACCGCATCCGCATCGGAGAGAAGCACTATCGGGTGGATCTCCGCCGCCGGCTGCGGGTGAAGGAGTCTTTCGTTTTGTCGGAGGTGCCGTGATGTCTGACATGAAGATCGTGGGAATGCAAGCGCTGAAGAAGAAGCTGAAGAAAAATGTCCGGATGGACGCCGTGAAGAAGGTCATCCGGCACAACGGCAGCCAGTTACAGGACAAGGCGCAGCGCAATGCCGACTTCAAGGGGCACTACGAGTGGGTGAAAGGCAAAGGGAAGGTGTTCAAGAAGCCGACTGGCGCCACCAAAGAAGGCATCCGCTTAGACCTTATGGACAACTGCCTGACAGCAGAGGTGGGACCCATCACGGAGTATGCACCCTACCTGGAATACGGCACCCGGTTCATGGACGCCCAGCCCTTCCTAAAGCCCGCGTTCGATGACCAGAAGAAGCAGTTCGAGCGCGACATGAAACGACTGACAGAGTGAGGTGAAGCCGTATGGATCCACAGCAAGAGCTGTTCACGGCGCTGCTCCTGGCGCTGCGCAAACAGGGATATGACGTGTACGATGGGGCATTGCCGCCAGAGGATACGCCCTATCCCTTTCTCTATCTGGGGGACAGCCGTCAAACAGACGAGCCGAACAAGTCCCTCCTGTTTGGCGTGGTCTATCAGACCATCCACGTCTGGCATGACAACCCCAAGCAGCGGGGCACGGTGTCCGCCATGCTCAGCGCCATCAAGACCACCTGCCGGACGCTGGGGACGACGGCGCACTTTGCGTGGTTTGTGCGAGACGTAGACCAGCGCATCCTGCCAGACAATACGACCAAGACGCCGCTCCTGCACGGAGTGCTGGACGTGGCCATTCAATTTAGTACGAGGTGATTTTTGATGATGAAATTTGATTTGCAGCTGTTCGCGTCTGCCGTGCCCGGCAAACGGATTGTGTACCTGTTCCGCCGTCTGTCCAAGCAGGCGGAGGAAGGAGCCTGGAACCTGGCCTTTGTGACCGAGAACGGCCGCACCCTGTCCGTGGATGCCGACTCCACTGCCACCAAGGACGGTTCCATCCGCACCCCTGGTGTGCCCGAGCAGGAGGTCACTGTGACCTGTGTGCTGAGCAAGGGGGATACCAGAGTGGACGAGACGGAGGACGCCATCCTGGACGGCGAGAAATTCGAGATTTGGGAAGCCAACCTGGAGGAACCCGCCACTGGCAGCGGTAACGAGAACAAGTTCAAGGGTATCTACTTTCAGGGCTACGGCACCGAGTTCGAGAAGAACTCCAACGCGGAGGACATGACCGAGATCAGCCTGACCTTTGGCCTGGAGGGCAAGGGTGCCCGGGGCAACGTGACCGTGACCGCAAATCAGCAGCAGCAGGCGGCCTACGTCTTCACCGACACGCCCAAGGCAAACAGTTGAACAGCACAATAGACCGAGTAGAGCCGCCCAGGCCGGGCGGCTCGTATGTTAAGGAGGCAATATCATGTTTGAACTGACCATCAACGATAAAGTATACCCCTTCCGCTTTGGCATGGGCTTCCTGCGGGAGATCAACAAGCGGGTGGAGATGACCTATGACGAGGACACCGGCGCAAAGCGCAACATCGGCCTGTATTATACCATCATCGACCTGATGGACGGCGTCCTGGAGACCCTGGAGGACGTGCTGCTGGCGGCAAACCAGAGCGAGCACCCCCGTTTGCAGCGGACAGCGCTGGACGCCTACCTGGAGGATGAACACACGGACGTAGACCAGCTGTTTGCGGACGTGCTGGATTTTTTCGAGAGAGCGAACTGTACCAAGAACACCCTGACAAAAGTGCGGGAGTTCGTGGAGAAGCGGCAGGCGGAACAGGCGGCCCAGAGCTGAGCATCGAGGAGATGTACCAGGAAGCGGCGCTGAGCTGCTTCCGCTTCCTGGGCTTTACGTCCTTCGATCAGGTGGATCGGCTGACCATCCCGGAGTACAACCTGCTCATGCAGGCGGTGCGGCTGCGGCAGGTGGATCTGGACTATCGCAACCACCTGCAGGCGTTCCTCTCCTTCGCCGTGCAGGCGGAGAAGCGGGTGGGCAAGAACAAGTCTCGACCGGTCTACCGGACGTTCCATAAATTCTACGACTATGCTGCCGAACAGGAGAAGGTTTTGAGCGATAGAGAGCCAGAAGACCGGTTCGCCGGTCTGAAACAATTCTTACGGGAAGGAGGTGGAGAGAGTGGCGGATAGTTTCAGTATTAAAGCGATTTTGTCGGCACAGGTGGCCGGGTTTGTCAACAGCATGAAAGGAGCGACGAAACCGCTGGAAGGCTTTTCGAGCGCCTATGCACAGCTGGAAGCGTCTGGCGTCAGCAGCATGAAAACCCTTGCGGGAGGCACAACCGGTCTTATAAAAGGTCTCAGCGGCCTTGCGACAGCGGCAGAAAATCCGAGCAAAGCAATGCGGTCGTTGGCGCAGCAGGCAACGAAGATGGCAGAAAGCCCTACCGTTGCGTGGAAAGATTTCAAGACCGTGCTGGAGCAGTCCCCGGCGGGGATGGAAGCAGTCGCAAAATCAATGGGAAAGAGCCTTTCCGAGTTGATTTCTGAAATCAAAAACGGAACGGTCAAGACGGAAGATTTCTTCGCAGCTGTCGAAAAAGTCGGCGGGAGCAAGGACTTTCAAAAGATGGCGGCGCAGGCCAAAGTTGCAGGTCAGGGAATGACCTCTCTGCAAGAAGTGGCTACGAAAATTAAGGGTGGCTTCGCTTTCGGCGTCATGGCCAAGGCGGGCTCCAGCGCGTTTTCTGCGATTTCCGGAAGTGTGTCCGGACTGGCGAAAGAGGCTGTTGAAACATCCGACGCCATGCAGAAACTGCAGCAGGCCATGAAGTTTTCGGGAGACTATTCCGACAAGGAAATCGAGAAAATTGCGGGTCTCAACGGCACATTGAAAAAATACGCCGATGAGACGGTGTTCGATTTAAATGACGTCATGAGCACGTTTGGCGCCCTCTCTGCCAACGGCATCAAGGACGCAGATAACCTGACGAAGTCTGTGGGCAACGCCGTCGCAGTGTTCGGCGGCGGGGCGCAAGAGTATTCCAGTGTAGCACTGGCCTTTTCACAGGCGATGGCGTCCGGTAAGCTCCAAGCAGAAGACTGGAACCAGATTCTGAACGCAAGCCCCCAGCTTGCTGGTGGTCTGCGAAAAGAGCTGATGAAGCTGAATCCCAAATTGAAGAAGGACTTCAAGGGCGCGATGGCAGATGGCGCAATTTCAGCTGACTTGTTGGGCAAGGCCATGAACAATATCGGCATGACCAAAATGGCAAAAGAAGCGGCGACTTCCGCGACGACCTTTGAAGGTGCCATGGGCAACCTAGAGGCAACGGTGTCCGGCGGTTTGCTGACGCTTTATGACAGCTTTGCCAAAGCGGGGCTTATCAGTGCGATCAATACGCTGAATGGCAAGTTGGAAGAAGGATTCAGTTGGGCGGCAAGCGGTTTTTCTAAGTTCGCGAAGAAAATCAAGCCCTATTGGACAGCACTCAAGAAAAACGTGGGGCAAATCAGCAAAGCCTTCGGCGAGGCGTTCTCCGCCATCGGCGACTCCTTTTCCGAGTTGACCGGCTCCTTCGGTTCCAAAGACAGCGTGAGCGGCTTCTCCGACGTGATCGGCGGCATTACCGATGCGCTGAAATCCTTCGCCGGATTCCTCAAGGACCATTCCGACATCATTGCCAAAGCCATTTCAAAACTGCCCAAACTCCTGGTGGCCTACAAAGGCTTCAAGATCGTCAAGACCCTCGTCCCTGGCGTGAAAGCGTTCAGCGGCGCCATCGTCAAGA